TGCCCGACTATGCAACATCCCTGCTTGGTACATTAACGCCGAAAGCGCCAGCGCTACTTACTCAAATGTAAGTCAAGAGCGCCGTAGCCTTGTGGACTTTAGTTTGAAGCCGTACATGGCTTGTATTTCAGAGCGTTTAAGCATGAATGATCTGACCCCGCGTGGCTCGGTTGTTAAATTTGATTTAGATGATTACCTACGTGGTAACCCACTAGAACAAATTGAAGTATTGGAAAGAATGCTTGCAGCTGGGATTATCAATGTTGATGAAGCCCGTGAGGAAATGGAATTAGCACCGAGAGGAAATGAAACAGATGCAACTTAATTTTGAGGGCCAAGTGTTGGCCGCAAGTGTTGAGACCAGAACCATTAGAGGCTTAGTAGTACCGTTTGGAAAAAGCGGAAATACATCTGCTGGACCTGTACGTTTTGAGTTTGGCGCATTCGGTGACATTGACCCAAGCCAAATTATTCTTAATGCCGAACATGACAGAACACGTCCCTTAGGACGTGGCATCGGTGACAGTGTTGAAGTAAGCCCAGCAGGCATATCAATGGCCTTTAAGATTGCACCAACTAATGCTGGCAATGACGCATTGATTGAAGCAACAGAGGGATTGCGCCCGGCATTTAGCATCGAGGCCAAAGTCAATGAATACACCATTGAAAAAGGTGTCATGGTTGTTGCATCAGCCGTATTAGAAGCCGTTGCACATGTAACAAATCCAGCATTCAAAGATGCCCAAATCCTAGAGGTAGCAGCTACCGAGGAAAACCCAGAAACCACCGAAGCAGAAACCCCTGCCGAGGATGAACCACAGGAGACAACAGTGGACGAAGTAACAACACCAGTTGCAGATGAAGTAACAGCAGCCGCTGTTGTTCACGCTGCAGCACCAGTGGCTTACACTAAGCCTCGATCACCAATTAAGACTCAAGCACATTTCCTAGAGCATTCAATCAAGGCTCAACGCGGAAACCATGAAAGTGCAGAATGGATTGCACACGCAAAGGCAGAGGATGCAAAGCACGTAAATGCAGCTGACGATTCCTTTACAACCAACCCAGCATTTAAGCCAATTCAGTATGTATCACAGGTTGTAGACAACCAGATCGGCGCTCGTGGCGCGATTGATGCAATCGGTACACGTTCACTACCTAATGCAGGTATGACCGTATCCATTCCAAAGATCACCACATCAGGATCAGTTGCAGAAACTGCCGAAGGTGTTGGACCATCTGAAACAGGTATTGTTAGCTCTTACGTTGATGCAACTGTAAAGGCTTACAAGGGACTACAGCGTTATTCTGTCGAGCTCTTCGACCGCGCAGATCCGAGCTTTTATGCAAGTATGCTCGAAAATATGCGAAGAGTTTACGCTCAAGCAACCGAAGCAGCAGTAATTGCAGAACTTACATCAGGTGGAACACAGGCAACCGCAACCGCCGCAGATGTAGATGGCATTGTTTCGTTTGTTAAAACCGAAACTCCAGCTGCTTACCTTGCAACTGGCGAATTGGCTACACGTTACATCGCTGGCACATCCCAATGGGGTCTGCTAATTGGCGCGCAGGATTCAACCAAGCGACCAATTTTCAGCGCATCACAGCCACAAAACGCTGCTGGCGCAGTTGGCACACAGTCACTACGCGGAAACGTAATGGGCCTAGACCTTTACGTATCCAACAAGGCTGTTTCAACATCCATCGATGAATCAGCATTCATTGTTGTTCCATCATCTGTTGCCATTTACGAAAGCCCAGTATTGCAGCTTTCGACAAACGTAGTTACAACTGGCGAAATTGAAACAATGCTTTATGGCTACCTAGCCGTCAAGGTTGTTACAGCCGGTGGAGTACGTCGCTTTAACCTGACCTAAGTCAGAGTTAGTTAGAAGTGTGGGGGGTGCGGCCCTGTGCCCCCCACACACTCACAAGAATTGGATTGAGACATGGCACTAATTACACTAAGCGAGTTAAAAGCCGTACTTGGTATTGGTGACATCTACGCTGATGCAATTGTGCAGGCCGTTGCAGATAGCGCCGAAAACATAATCCTTTCCTATTTAACTTTTGATGATGTATCTATTAAGGGCGTATCACTTACAAGTAATGTGGCTCGCTTTTATTGCTACGACAACACTTTTGTAGTTGGTCAAGCATTAACGGTTAGCAAGTGTGGCGCACCTTTTGATGGATCGCGCACTGTAACAACCGTAGGCAAAGAGGATGGCGTTACATTCTTTGAAGCTGCTATAACTAATGCCAACATAACCAAGCGCCATGTCATCCCTAATGGGCGAGCAGTGCTAACAAGCCAAGCAACTCTTTATGACACCACGCCAGAAGTCAGAGAAGCTGCTATGGCCGTTGCCTGTGACATCTGGATTACACGTACTGGCACACTTGGCCAGCAAGGTGTGGACTTTCAATCCCCAGCGCCTTACCGTTTAGGTCGCTCAATGCTTACCCGAGTATCTGGATTACTAGGTAAGCACCTAGATACCAGAGGCTACATTGGCTAATCTAGCGACTTACCGTGATGCACTCGCCGCAACTCTTGCAGCTGCCGGGCGAGTAGTTTACGCATACCCCAATGAAAACATCACCCCGCCAGCAATTGTGCTTGTGCCGGGATCGCCTTACATAACCGTAAGTGCCATTGGTGGCGCTCGTTGCAATGTGCGCTTTGACATCACAGTAATTGTTAATGCAGCTGACAACCGAGCTGCCTTAGCCAACTTAGAAACTTTAATCTTTAGTGTCACCGATCTACTAGCCAATAACATCTCGTTTTTGGGTGGATGGTCACAACCCACAGTTCAGCAAATCGGAAACGCCGACATGCTTATCAGCCAACTCAACATAGAGATGGTCACAACCAACTAGAAAGGCAAGTCATGCCAGCAACATACATAACTGGTCGGAATCTGACTTTGAGCATAAACTCTGTGTCATACGCTGACCAAGCATCAACAGTCACACTAGAGCGCGAAAACAACCAGCAGGTTCTAGAAGTGCTATCAGGTCGCGCCTACAAGACTGTAGACAAGACAGCCACATTAAACGTGGAACTATACCTAGACGATACTTCAAGTGCAGGTATTATCTCGGCACTTTGGGATGCAGCGAACAGCGCACCAGATACATCGCTTGCATTCTCATTTGATGTAAACGGTGACACATTTACTGGCAACGTATTTCCAGTATTTCCAACAGTCGGTGGCGCAGCTACTGACGTATTAACTACCAGCCTTAGCTTTGTTGTTGAGGATGGAACAGTAGCCAGAGCATAACCGAATAGAACAGGGCAACCATTATGCAATACACAGTTACAACAAAACAGGGCAATAACTACATAGTGAGTGATGATAACGCTTGGTTATGGATCGAGATCGAAAGAGAACTCGGTTATACAGTCAGCCAAGCGGCAGAAAAGATGAGCCAAGGCTCGCTGGATGTCATAACTTGCATGCTTTACAAAGCCGCTAAGGCTCAAGGGCATACTAAGTTACCAAGTCAGCAAGCATGGGTCACCAATGAGTTTGAAACCTTTGAGGTGGTCGAGGAAAGCCCAAAAGAGAACTCGCTGACGGACTCGTCAGAATAGCAGTTGTCACTGGGATTCCATTATCTGATCTGTATCAATGGTCACTCGCAGACATTAACACAGCACTAACGCTGATTACAGAGAGGAATGGTAATGGCAGATACTAGAACAAGCATTACTGTTAAACCTGACATCTCTGACTACCGTGGATTGCTTAAGGCTCTTAATGTCATGGACAAAGAAGCCCAGTTTGAATTAAAGAATGAAGTTTACGCAATTAGTGCTTGGACTGCTCAAAACATCCAACGCGCTGGTTATGCTCATCCTTTCTATCCAAAACAAGCCGCTATTGCAGCTGCAACTGTAAGACCTGCTAGAGACCGAGTACCTACTGTTTACATTGGTGGGTCAAAAGGCCGCGCATCAGGTGGCGCTAATGCCGGGCAAATCTTATTTGGTAATGAATTTGGTGGAGATCGTAACGCCTTTGGAAACAAACAGGCTTTTGCTAATGGTGGCTACCGATTCCCACCTCGTACAGCCCGAGAGGGTCGAGGCAATACAGGTTACTGGATCTTTCCTACTCTTAAGGCAATGCAACCTGAAATTAAAAGAAAATGGTTTGCAGCTTGCAATAAGGTAATGGACAACTGGGCAAGGAACTCATAATGGCTGATACACGCACACTCAAACTCTCGTTACTTGCTGATGTTGAAAAGTTCCTCAATGGCATGGACAAGGCTGACAACAGCACTAAGTCTTTCTCAAGCAAGGTCGGCAAGTATTCCAAGGCAATGGCCAAGTCTTTTGCAATCGCTGGCGCAGCTGCTGGGGCTTATGCAATCAAAATAGGCATTGACGGAGTAAAGGCAGCAGCAGAGGATGAAAAAAGTCAACGCGTTTTAGCCATTCAACTTGAAAAAACAGTTGGCGCAAATGAGTCTGCGATTAAAAGTGTAGAGGATTACATCAGCGCAACTCAATTAAGAGTAGGTGTGCAAGACGATAAATTGCGACCAAGTTTTGCACGTTTATTACGCTCTACCGAGGATGTAACCAAAGCACAAAAACTACTTAATTTGGCTTTAGATATATCTG